TGATGATGATGGCCGCGGCAATACCGATGGGCCCGAACAGGATTCCCAACAGAAGCGGCCAATTATCTTTGATCCAATTCCACACAAATTGAATCCCGGTGAGGATCCCATCCCAGGCCGTTTGCATGAAGGCCCACACTGAAGCGATCACTCCGGCGATGGCGGCCCAAATCGTTGACCAGTTTTTCCAAAGCAAAATCACCACCACGATCAGCGCGACGATCCCCACCGCAATCGCCAGAATGATCCATGTTGCCGGGTTCAACCCGAGCAGCGCCATCGCACCATTCAGGATCTTGAAGGCCACGGATACCGCGATGATCCCCGTGGCCAATGGAACCAGCCACTTTGTATTTTTTGAAATGAACGTGAGAAGCGGACTCAGCACGGCCATTGTCTGTTGAATCGCCGGGATGAGCGACGCGCCTAGCGATACCTTCAGGCTGGTGATCTGATTTTCAAAGATCTTCATTTTGCCGGCGTCGGTACTGCCCATCTTTTCCGCCAGGCCACCCACCTTGTCCTGAAGGCCCGATGTAATCTCCGCATAGTTGGCGGCCACCGATCCCTGATTCTTGAAATCGATTCCCACACCCTTGAGCGCGCGGCCCTGGCCTAGTAGGGCTTTGCCCACGCTCGAGGCGGCTTGCGGGAGATCCTGGCCAGTCCGCGCGGCGTAGTCCTGCACTAGCGGCAACAGTTTTTGCAACTGATCACCATTCAAGCCGTATTGCGCCAGGGTGGTGAGGGCTTGCTTCGAGGCGCCTTTTCCGTAGATCGTCGTTTGCGAGAGGGCGGCGGCTTGATCTAGTAGGGCTTTGGTGGTGGCTTTTGATGCGCCCGGGATCCGGGACATTGAATCGAGAAACTTTGTTTGTGTCTCTTGCGATTTTGAATACGCTTCTATGGATTGTTTCCCGAAATCAAAGACCTTCGAGGCGAGGTTTTGCACCACGTTCGCGGCCAGCACTCCGGCGAAGGTGCTTTTGAATTTGGATCCGAAGGTCTCCACATGCTTCGCGGCATCATCCATCCCCTTCTGAGCGGAGGATGTGTCCGTCTTGAATTGGATGTGGATGGTGGCATCACTAGGCATGGCGTTTGGCTTCCGCGGCCATTTCGTTGAGTAGTTCCACCGCCGTGAGTAGCGCGGCCGGATCGTCCAGCCACACCACCGCGGGTATCCCGGTGTTCACCGCCACCGCCACCGCTAGGCGTCCGAGGCTACCGGCCGGGTAGGGTCCACTCCGTTTGCCTGGCCAATCTCATCCACATCGATCACTAGATCCATAAAGGCGCCCAGGTCCGCGGGGATCCCGGGCACCTCTTGACGCGTGAGCGCGTTATGCACCACCTCGAGCACAAACCCCATTGGAAACTCCGGCCGGCCATCATCGGAAATCGGAATCACCAGGGCGGCCGTATCGCGCGCGTTGGTGGCCACCTCGAAGGGCTCGGGCCATCCTTCGAGCTCGAGCCGGTAACGCTGCCGATATTGAAAACCAGGCATCAGGCCCCCCGTACCATCTTGCACGCGTCGGCCGCGGCACCTTCATAGATGGCCATCCACTCCGCCGCGGTATCGGCCACCGCTTCAGTTACAAACGGCTGGGCTTCGATGTTGTGCGCCGGCCAGCCGTAGTGAATCGGGCCGAAATAGGGCAGCGCATTTGAGAAGCCGGCGGAATCTTCGGTGGCTTCGGGTTGTGTGGCCGCGGCCAGGGCGCCGGTCACGCGCGGCGCGAGATCTTGCGCCAGATTCACAAACAGATTGGCCACCTCTTGATTGGTCCGCTCGAGGTTCCCCAGGTGATCGGCCGCGCTATGGAGCGTGCGCGCCACCGTATCGGCGCCGGTAACGGTCGCGGTGACCGGCTCCGCCACTTAGGCGGCTTCGGAGCGGGCCGGCCCCGAGCTCGAGGCGGCGGCGGCCCCGCCGGCGGTCCGCGTGGGGATCCCCACGATCTCAAACTCCCAATCAGTGGTGAGGCGCGCGTTCACGTCCCCACCTTCCTCGAGGGCCAGAACCACCACCTCACCGGCCCAGGTCGGCGCCCCGTTCACATTCGGCACCCACTCGAAGGCCACTGTTTGCATGGAGTTGGTGAAGCAGTAGGACAAAAACCCTTCGGGATCATCGAAATCCTGAATCGATGTTCCGTTTATCGTCCAGTGTTCTTTTTTTCCCGCGGGGATGGTGTCACCGCAGAGAGTCTCCACGCGGTCGCCATCATCGTCGTGGCTGGGAGTCACCTTCACCGTTGAGGCTTGACACGCAAAGACTGTGCCATCGGGAGCGACTCCGCCACCGGATCCTCCGAAGGTCAATGTTCCTTGCTTTACGCGTGATTCTGTGATGGGCATTACTCGCACACCTCCGTGAAAGTGACTAGGTAACTAGGGAGAATCTTTGCCCCGAGAGGGAAGCCGTAGGGGATGGCGGATTCCACCGGGAACACTGACGCGATGGCGTCCACTAGATCATCAAGCGCGGCCCAGGTGGAGTGATCTCCGCCGGTCGGCGCCGGCGCCACGGCCCGCAATCCCCATACGGCCGTATACCCACATCCCAGGTCATAGGTACGCCGCGGCGGTGGCACCAATACGGCCGGCGGAGTGAAGGCGCCCGGATCGGTGGTGGCGCGCACACCGGCGGCCCGCAGTTTTTCACAGATCACCGCGGCGGAATCGGTGGTGCTCATGCCACCACCGATTCCGTCCACGCGCCTAGCAAACCATCAATGTCCGTGTCATAGGAGCGGACCATCGCGGTGCCCATATCGCCCACTCCCGCGATCCCATCGGGTGAGTTTCGCCGGCTCATCAGTCGATTGGTGAGCAATAGGCCGGCTTGATGCACTCCGTAGGGTACGGGCAGCGGATCCCCAAACTCATCGAGGGCGAAGGCCACCGGGGCGCGGATTTCGATTGTCTCCATCGAAGCGTTGACGGCTTCTGTGATGGCGGCATCATCGGTGGTGTCGGCCGAATCAATACGGGCGTATGCCTTGTATTGCTCCGGCGTCAGCCATGCGGCCCCGGTGGCCATCAGTGATCAGGCCCCGTTCTTACGGCCCGAGCTCGAGCCACCGTTACCGGCGCCGGCCGTGGCCATGCCAGTGATCGGGCCGACATTACAGAAGGCGCCCGGGTCCACCGCGGCACATGCCCACATCCCGATCACTCCCACGTTGTATCCGGCCACCCCAACATCAACTACTGACAACTGCACCGGAGCTCCGGGGGTCTCGTAAAACTCCGCTTGATCCGAAGCACCCACGGTGAAGGTGTTGGGATCGATCTGAGCATCGACCACCGGCCGAAGACCCATCACCGTAGAGATCCCGCCCGTGGCATCCGCGGTGCCATAAGCGTTCTGCGCGTTCAGGTACGGGAACAGTGGGCGGCCGCCGGCGTCCACCAGGCCGGCCAGGGCGCCGTAGGCGTTCAGTCCCATCCACACCGTATCTGGCCACAATGATTCTTCGGAGGTGGTGGCCACCTTCACCGCGGCATCCGCGATGGCTTTGGCCAGGGTGGCGGCCGTACCGTCCCAGGCAACGGTATTGCCGGCGATCACCGCCGCGATCCCACCCCAGGCGCCGGCGTCGGATTTGCGCGCGTAGATCCGCACCAAATCCTGAAACACCAGATCAAGGGCGTTAGGGCTCGAGCGTTGCACCAACTCCCATGCCACATCGACACCGCCGGCGTAGGAGTGAAGATCGATCTCCGCCAGATCGAGGGTGAAGGCTTGAGAGGCCACCGGGCCCTTCTCCGTGTGTGGGCCCACGTCCACATGCTGGCCAATGTGCGGTCGTTGAATCTTCATCCCCACCGGCGGGAGTTGCGGCTTTGTCATGGCGTCCACGGCGGGCCGATTGGCCAGCCAGGCGCCCAGCACATCGCCGGTCACTTGAGGTGGCACCAGGCCCGGAGTCTGTGCGGTGGTCACATCGGCCAGGGCTCGAGTGAAGCGGGCCGCTTCCGCGGTGTCTCCGTGCTTCATCTTCATGTAGCCCATGACATATTCGCCGGCACTCCGGTACGGGAACGGCGCCGCCGGCCCACCCACCGGCTCGAGCTCACCGCTCGGGCTCGAGGCGCCCCGGATCCGCGCCATCAGCTCACCGGCTTGAGCATCGAGCTCACCTCGAGACACCAGCAATTCCAGCCGGGCCGTTTTGGCTTCGGCTTCGGCGCGGAGCTCATCCCATGTGGCTTGCTCCACATCATTGAGGGTGTCTCGCTGATCGGCCACCGCGGCGGCTTCAATCGCGTTCATGCGGCCATGCAATTGATCGATCGATTGCCGGAGCACATCGACCAGGGAAATCGACATAGGTTCCTCCCAGGGTTTGGCGTTTTGCCTTGCTCTCCCGTGGGTGGCTTCTCGAGCGCCCCGGTGGTGGCGGCCCGGAGGTTTCCCCTCGAGCGGCTCCGGCCGGGCGGCCGGCCCTACGTCGCGCGGAAGGCTAGCGCGTCGATATGGGCGGATCGACGGATGAGGGCGCGGATCCGGCGGCCGGCCGGTGAGTGTGCCAGTGAGTGAACACCTCGGCCAGTAGCGCGTCCTGATCCGCCGTGGTCGGCCAGGATCGGCCACACACTCCGCAGATCACCTCTCCGGTGTCTCCATCGGGCGGGATCCGCCGGATCGATACGGCGTCGGGCACTAGGGCCGGCGGCCGATCCCTAGCCACGTCAACAGAGAGCAGCCGGCCAGCACTCCCACCTCCACCAACAGGATCACCGTTTGAGTGGTAGTCACGTCCGGACCACCCTTCCCCACCGATCGAGGGCCCGGGATCGGACACCCTCGAGCCGGCCGCGCTCCGCGGCCAGGGCGGTGAGTGAGGGCCGGCCGCCGGCCTGGTGTCGCACCCCCGTGATACCGGCGCCGGCGAAGGCGGGAAAGTTCACTACTGAGATCTCCCTTAGTGCCACCTCTGTCCGTTCGATCAAGTCTCTATCTGAGGGCGGTTCACGTTCGGTGCCCCGGGTCTCCCGGTGATTGATCGGCTCGAAGCCGATCGAGAGGCCACCAATCGCATCATCGAGCACCAGGGCCAGGGTTTCGTCCGCGGCTTGCACACCTTCGGTGAGGTGGAATTCCGCTTCTAGGCCCGCTTGCGTTTCCTCGAGGCGCACGGCCCGCCCGATACCGGCGGCCCGGTGCTGGTGGTGTGCGAGTAGCGGCACCGGCCGGCTTCGATCGGTGATGGTCTTTGAGAAGGCCCCCCGGCGGAACACCTCTGTGTAATCCTCCCAAAAATCGCTCACATCAATCTCAGTATCGAAGGGCACCGCCAGGCCAATGAGGGTGCGACCATCGCCGGCGGGCCCTTCTCCTTCCTCTCTGAGCTCGAGGGCGGCCGTAAACGTGCGGGTGATGAGCACCAGATCACCTTCCTACTAAGGCCAGGCGGGCGGATTCTTCGGCGCCATCATCGGCCGGCACGCCCGGCGGTGTGCTCGAGCTCGGGGCCGGTATGGGCGGCGCCGGCACGGCTTGCGCTTCCTCATCAGGCCCACCCTCCGCGGGGAAGCCGGCCAGCGTGCGCGCTTCTTCGAGGGTGATCAGGTTGGCGCCGTAGAGACTCACCGCCGCGTTGGCGCGCGTCGAGGTGTCGGCCCGCAGTAGGGCGCCGGTCCAAAATTCGGCCGTGTTCCCTCGAGGGAGACATTGGAGGGATAACTGTTGCTCGAGCGGGCGGAGAAGCCGGAGGATGGTGGTGGAGACAAAGCGGCCAAACTCAGTTTCCGCGTTGGTGTAGGTATGGCGTTGCGTTTCGATCCCCAACAGGAACGGCGGCACTCCCAGGATCATCGCAACAGTGGTGGCGTCCCATTGGCGCGCTTGTACCAATTGCGCCTTATCCGCATCGGTGGCCAGTGGTTGAAAGGTGGTGCTGCCAGGGATCACCACCGGGGCCCGCGTTCCGCTCACCGCTTGCATCCATTTGGTCTTGAGCTCATTTGCCTGATCTTGAGTGAGATTCGGCCGGGTATCGGTGATCACACCGGAGGGAACCGCGGACTCCGCGAAATACCGGCCGGCGTAGGCATCCGCGGCCAGGGCGGCGCCGATGGCGCCGGTGAGTGTCGGCAGTACACCGCGGCCCCGGAGCTCCCCGGATCTTTTGTCAATGGCCACATGAAAGATCCGATCGGCCGGCAAAGGATCATCGATCCCCTCGAGGGCGTAGATCGGCTCGAGGGTCTTTTCATCGCGCGCCACTGACACGGTGCTTACATCGAGCGGGATCAGCATGGTTGGCCAGCCGGTGGAGTCCGGCGGCCCGATCAGGGAAACATGGTTTCCGTATAGGAGGATGTCACTCGAGTATTCATCCACATAGTCCGCGGTAGTTCGATTCGGCCCGGGCGCCGGATTGTCGATGATGGTTGCCGGCGGATCGACCACCTCATCGCCCCGTTTTTGGCGTAGCGGTAACTGCATGATGATGCCTGAAATCAGGCGCATGCCCGCGGTGAGGGCCGGCACTTGACGCGCGGACCATTCGGACACCCACGGCGCCCAGCCCGGGCCGTAGAGGGAACCTCCGCCGGCGTCATAGGCGGATTGCTCCGATTGGCGGCGCCACAGATCTAGAAACCCCTCCACATCACCGGAGATCCCGGCGGATCCGGGGCCCATCGGGGCCAGTGGACTCCCTCCCTCACCACCGATCGAGCGGCTCGAGGGCTTCGAGCGTTTGAACAGGCGCGGCACCAGGCCACCAGGCTAGGCCGCGACGCGGCCCCACCGTGGGGGATGTGGGGGAATCCCGGCAGGGCCGCGCCGGCGCCATGATCCTCCACCGCGACACACCGCCGCGGCATACTGAAGGCTCACGGCTGGTGTGGTCACTCTCTCTTTGGATTCACTCCGTCGTGGTTCACTGATTGTCCAGCGGTCGGCCCGCCGGGTGTACCCCTCGGCGGGCCGTTCCGTGCTCGAGCTCAGAACGCGGACCAGTTGGCCACCTCCGCCACGCAAGGGTGCTCGAGGGCCCAGCACGCGGCGGTGGCGGCCACCACCGGAGCGATCGACGACACGGCACCGCGGCGCGCCCAGGCCCATCCGCCATCTCCGGAGTCTCGGCCCGGGGCCACCTCCACCGCGGCGGCCAAAGCGGGGTGCTCACCCACTTTGACCCTCCGCTCCACGATGGCGGCCAGCCATCCGGCGCACGCGGCCGGCCAATCGCGGCCCCGGATGGCACCGATCGGGGCGCCGGTACTGGCCAGGGTGTCCGCGATATCGAGGGCCGGAGAATCGGCGGGATATCCGATCCCCACCGGACCATAACGGCTCGAGAGCTCGGCCAGGCGTTCGGCCATCCACCCCGTACCGGGCCGGTGATCTATGAGCTCACATCGAAGCCGGCCACCGTCGCGCCAGGCCACCGCCACCGCACCGCTCGAGCGGTCGCGGTCGGTATCAAACCCCAGGGCCATCGTCACACCGCCGGGCACGCTTGAGATCGGTGGCACCAGCACCGCGGCCCACCGGCCCGGAGGGATCTTCGGAGGTGAGGCGGCCGATCCCATTCCCTCGGGCCACCGATTCCCGTACGCTCGAGCAAAGCCGGTGGGCCCTAGTTCCTCGAGGGCGGCCCGCATTTGTGCCACCCCAATGGTGATGCCAAAGGCGGGATGGAATCGCTCCCATGAGCTCGGGGCGGCCGGATCGAGCTCATCGGGACAACTCCATTCAAAGTAAGCCGTTCCGCTCCGCCGGCCCGCTTCTACCGCGGCGCGGCCCTTTGTCACTGTCTCCCAAAGCCAAAGGGACTTTTCATCACCGGCGGTGCTCACCTTCCACACTTGCGCGCCCGGAGGATCAGAGCGGGTGGCTTGCGTAGGCACAATGGCCTGATCGAGTTGGTGGCCGCGCTCGAGATCGTGGGCCCAGATTTCATCCGCCACCACTAGGTCACTCTGTTTGGAGTGAAGGGCCGCCGGCAACGGGGCGAAGATCCGGAGCATCCCACCGTGGGGATAGGTGATCCCTTCGGATCCTTGAGCTCTACGGGCCCGGGCGTAGGGCTCGAGTGGAGACAACTCAAGGCCAGGGAGGTGCTCATTGAGCAACCAATCCCGGGCGATCTCCCGCGTCTGTGCGGTGTACCAAACGCGCGACCGCGGCCGGGAAATGGTGCGGTGCTCCATCACCGCCCCGGTGAGGGTGGTTTTCCCGGATTGTCGTGGCACGGTCAGGCCCACCACCGAATAGGCAAAGAGGTTGGTGGAAGGATCCACCTCCGTTGCCACATCGACCACCTCGCGCTGCCACGGCATGAGCGGCCACCCCATCGCATCGGCCAGGGCCGCCACCGCGGCCCCGTAGGTAGGTCGGTTAGTTGTGCGAGGCGTTGCCCAGGTCGGGCGTGGACAATCCGGCCACGAACGCGGAGAATGGATCAAGCGGTGTCTCCCCTCCGCCGGCCAGGCCATAGGCGCGGCGTCCCTCGAGGTATTCACGGCCCACCTTCGCGGTGGCGGCCAGATCTTCGGCCGCTTCGGCTTTATCGAGAGCCCGGGCGTAGGCGCGGAGGTGAGCTCGAGCACCTCTCGAGGGCCCATCGGCGCCGGCTTCGCGGAGCTCGAGGTCTAGGGCCCGCTCCACTCTGCCGATCCCCTTCGAGCTCACACCGCAAAGGTTAGGCTTCGGCCCGGTGGCAGATCCCGCTACGGCCAGCCGATTTGTGGGCGATCGAGCACCGCGGCCCCGGTACGCGCCGGCTCCGGCCGCGGCCGGAGCTCCGCAGACAATCGACCTTCTACCGGCCCAGCTTGATCTCCTGATCTATGTGGGCGATTCCCTCACGCTCCGTTTCGAGTTTGTCGATTCGGCCGGCGCCGCGGTCGATATGAGCGGCACATGGGCGGCACAAATCCGCCAGAGTGCCGGCTATCCCACAGATCCGCCATTAGCGGCGTTCACCGTGGATGATTCGGGCGCGGCCACCGGGATCATCCTGGCATCGCTCGAGGGCGCGGATACGGCCGTGCTCCCAGCCGGCGCCGCGCTGGTGTGGGATCTCCAACAGGTGACCACCGGCGGCGCCGTTCGCACCACCCACCGCGGCACCATCACACTCACCCAGGATGTAACGCGACCCTAAGACCATGAGCGGGCCGGTGGAGGTGGTGTCAGAGATCGGGCCGGCCGATGTGATCGTCACGGCCATTGTGCTTCCCGATGTGCTCACCGTCGCGAGCTCGGGGCCCGATGTAGCGGCGGAGGTGACTACCGAAGGGCCGGAGATCTCCGCCATCGTCACACCGGAGGGCCCCGATCTCATCGCGTTCACCACTCAAAGCGGCCCACCGGGGCCAGTGGGCCCACAAGGGCCCCAGGGCGATCCCGGAGGGCCCCAGGGCCCACCAGGGCCCCAGGGTGATCCCGGCGCCCAGGGCCCTACGGGAGACACCGGAGCGACCGGCCCAGCCGGACCACCAGGCGCGGACTCCACCGTTCCGGGCCCAGCCGGACCCCAGGGAGATCCGGGCGATACCGGCGCCACCGGCGCGACCGGCGCGGCCGGCCCAGCCGGACCCATCGGTCCACCGGGCGCCGATGGCGCGGACTCCACCGTTCCGGGGCCACCAGGCGCAACAGGCGCAACAGGGCCGGCCGGGCCGAAGGGAGACACCGGCGATACCGGGGCGGCGGGATCCACCGGCCCAGCCGGACCACCAGGCGCGGACTCCACCGTTCCGGGCCCAGCCGGACCCCAGGGAGATCCGGGCCCTACCGGGGCCACCGGGCCGGCCGGCGCGCCCGGGGCGAAGGGTGACACCGGCGCCACTGGCACCACTGGCGCGGCCGGACCCCAGGGCCCAGCCGGCGCGGACTCCACCGTTCCCGGACCCGCCGGCCCAGCCGGCGCGCCCGGGGCGAAAGGTGACAAGGGAGACACCGGAGCGGCCGGAGCAACAGGCCCAGCCGGCGCGACCGGAGCGGCCGGCGCGGACTCCACCGTTCCGGGGCCAGCCGGCCCCATAGGGCCCACCGGAGCGGCCGGAGCGGCCGGCCCAGCCGGACCCATCGGAGCAACAGGGCCGCCCGGCGCGGACTCCACTGTTCCGGGGCCAGCCGGTCCCATCGGCGCGACCGGCCCAGCCGGGGCCACTGGCGCGACCGGAGCGGCCGGCCCAGCCGGGCCCACCGGCCCAGCGTCCACCGTTCCGGGGCCAACAGGCCCAGCCGGCGCGCCCGGAGCGGCCGGACCGAAGGGTGACAAGGGAGACACCGGCGCGGCCGGCGCGGCCGGGGCCACCGGAGCAACAGGCGCCCAGGGCCCAGCCGGACCCCAGGGAGCGGCTTCTACGGTGCCAGGGCCCGCCGGGCCCGCCGGCCCAGCCGGACCCCAGGGCCCAGGGACCGGCCGCGGTGGATGGCTTCCCGCCGGCGCCACCACCGATGCCACCGCGGCGCGGCTTGATGAGCTCGAGGCCCGGATCCTCGAGCTCGAGGCGGCCCGCTAGGTCACCAGGCCGACTCGAGCGGCTCTCCGCCGGCCACCACTCCGGCGCCCGGGTAGCGGCGCCAGGGCACCCAGCCGGTGGGCGTTTGGAATCCCCACCGGCGCCGTACCGGGCCGGTCACCACCAGCGTCCACACCGGAGCGGTGAGCTCGAGCCGGTGGAGATCCTCCGCGGCGCGCACGATCACACATGGCGCGTCATAGCGGAGGGCGCCGGCCGGTGTGTGCTCGATATAGCCACCGGACAACAGGAGGGCGGTGAAATCCCAGGGATGATCGTGGAGATCCCGGCCCGGATCAGATTTGAGGATGTGATGGAAGCGCAGATCATGGGACCGGCTCCGCTCGAGATAGTGACGGCGCATGTAGACACCGGCGCCGGCGGCCCCGATCTCATCGAAGGGAAGGCCGGTCACATCGGGCGCGCCATCGGTGAAGCGGATCACCGCTCGAGCCGGCCCGGAGAGTCCCTCGAGCTCGAGGGCGCCGGCGAAGGCGGGCCGAATCCGATCAGTCCGGCTCGAGCTCGAGCGGATCGGATTGGTGCGGCCCATCACCGGCCCATTCTGAGCTCTCAGGGGGGGGATAGTCGACGGAG